GGGATACAGTTGACAGCTGGACTGTTCATCCCTGTGAAGAAAGGCTTCTTGCTCCGTGCAGTCTCTCGGCGTTTTGTTTAGCACGGTGTCCGTTTTGGGCATTAACACAGGGACCCCATAGGTTACGGCATTACGCAGCCTCCGCGGGTGTGGGTCACCACCCTGTGCCTCAGTTGACCCAAATGTTAGGCCTGGATGTGGGCCTAATCATTGGGGTCCTGTAGGTAGGAGTGTAGGAATCATAATACTCCTCAACAGCTATCTGGAGGTCCGGCGGGATATCGAAGGCAAGATAAAATGAGAATCTAGCCTCATCCCTTACCTTGGAAACCTTCCTTGCCATTCCTCGAGACAGATACCACCAACCAGTCTCCATCGTGGGGTCATCCTTGAGTCGTCTTCCATGGCTACCTCGTTCGAGGCAGAGATAGAAGGACTGAAGAATGGGTATTCCCCCCGTGAGACTGACACCTCCTTCCCCTACTGCCCCTAACCACTTCTCATACATGGTTTTGGAGTCTAGGGGCTTAATGGAGATGGCATCCTTGGCAATACTGACTGCAGGATTCCTAACCATCACATATTTGGAGCCATCAAATACAGGTTGCATTTGACAGAACACGATTTTCTCGAAGACGTCCACATGGTCCTCCACCTTCATGGTGAAGCCCATCTCTCGGAACCAGTCTATCAAGCCGTGCTCAAATCGAGCCAAGTGCCGCCTGGATATGATAACGACACAGTCATCACCATTGTTCACCAACTGCACTGGGACTTTTCTTTCCCTCGCGTAGGTGTAAATAAGGCCACACATAATGATACAATTGCCCATGGCGGTGTTCATGTCCCCGCTCATGCGTGTACCATGTGTGGTATAACTCACTGAGCCATCGGTAGTGTAACCCTTACACCGGTTGACTAGTTGGTAAGATAGGAGTCGCTTCAACTCCACATCGCCATATATTGAGTTATATATGCTGTGTTCCCATCGTAGAGCGTCCTTAGACACATGTTGGTCAAACCGTGATGCGTCCAGGCCGATGGCCACGGGATCAACTACTTGATCCCACTTTCCTTTCAGAAGACTCGCGACGTCTTCCACATTTAGACCTTTGGAGACTGTTGTACCTCCAAAAGCCTTCGCTATGGCCCTATAAAGCATGTGCTCAATATG